GATTGTCTGACCATTTCTATTTCTCTGAGTGACATCGGATGCTTCGTATAGTTTTTTAAAATTGTCTCCACCTTTATCTAATGCATTTGAAGTAGAGCCCATCATACACTTACCAACGATTCTACTACCTAATCGTAAACATGTTTTTGTAACTCTCCAGTTGTTTAATATATTATCAGGTCTCTCCCATTTACCACTTTCGTCGTGTACTAATAAATTAAGTTTTTCACCGTCGTAACTATTATCTCCTGTGTTCTTCCAATCTATAGTAGTATCTAAACCCTGTATGTCTTCTAATTGTTCGTTAGATGTTATCTTTTTTCTTGTAAATTTACTAGCTGGAACTCTATATGCTAATTCTGTTTTAGGTCGATCCATACCATCTTGAATCGGTTTGAAAAAGAATGGGTAGTTTATACTAATTGGGACGACCTTGTCAGTAAACATTTTCTTAGCATCTGCACCTGTTTTAGAAAGTATACCATATCTACTATCACTTGAAATAGTGGCTAAATTAACTGTTTCGGCACTCGACATAAAAGAAAATCCAGATCTACGGTTTTTAAGGTAACACATTCCGTAACATCTTTTATCCGCTTTACAAGCCTCCCAGAATATATAAAACAATCTATTTGCTTCTCTATAATCTGGAGCACCAACATCAATTTTACTCCATTGTAGATACATATAGTGCGTACCGGTTATCCAGGTTGGTTTACCATTGTTCATAAACCAGAAACCCTCTTCTCGACGTTTAAATTCCTCGTCTATATAATCGTACCATTTTTCTTTACTGCTTTCCGGATAACCCCTCCAATCGAATATGTTTTTGATCCTTTGGAGCTCTTTAGGATATTCCTGCTTAACCCACTTATTCTTTGGATGTTTATATACTTCTTTAGGTGGTTTCGGTAGCGCTATAATTAAATTTTGTATTTCTATAATTTCACCTATAACTCCGTTGTTAGACAACACAATTAAATCATGTTCTTTATTGTAACCGTATTTCCACTTCTTTCCCCGGTTCATACGTGTTACAGTTGTCCTTTTTATAGGCTCTACTATTTTAACTAGATTTTGTTCGTACATTATCTTGATCTTCCTTCTGCAAATCCTTTAAAAACCTTTTCTTTTTTTTCCTCAGGTTCTTTACCCTCAATAATATTCTCTTCTTCTTGGATTCTATTAAGTATTTCAAAAGCATCAAAAATGGCCAGTTTTTTGGTGGCAGCAGCATTCTTAAGTCTGTCAGCAGTAATATCATCTCCACTGTCGACGATAGCTTCTTTCGCAACTTTGATAAGTTCATCAACCGCTTTGTGTCCAGCTTGGATTATACGCTTCTTCGTTTCCTTGATATTCATATTTAATTGTAATAAATTTGTTCATAACTCTATATAATCTTTCGTTATTTATAATAAACTCATAAGTCGAGAATGGTGTAAAACCAACTAATTCGTTTTTATTATACACACCGTCTGTATATTTAACTATACCTACACAACGTTCTTCAACCTCTTGTTTTAACTTATCTCTTTGTTTTATAGGCTGTACAAAACAATAACCATCTGTAGCAGTCCAGTTTTCGTTTCTTTTGTATAAAAATATTTGATCTTCTTTTACAAGATAAGTGTTTTCATCAAAGTAACTTCTACTATTTTTTTCATTACCTCTAACATCATGCCAACGTCTAAATACATTGTGGTGTGTTATAACGGTGTCTCCAGGTTTTATATTTGTTTCAAAAGCCGTAGGAATAGATTTAACAATAGCTTCTCTATTTACAAATTGATGGTTATATACCTCTGTGTTAACAATAAGATCTTTATCACCAATTTTAGTTGTGTTATTGTATCTATTTCCTTTTGGCTCTATAACAAAGTCAAAAGGCGCTTTCATTAATACTCTAGATTATACTCAATAGATATCGCCATGTTTTTGTTAAAGTCTTTCCATGGTAAAACATCTTTATTCTTTTTGATATATATAGAGTATTTATCTTTTTCTTCTATAATATCTGATATTGTATGTCCACCATATACATCTTGACCTACAGCGTAATGCATAGCGTTTTCTTTATAGTCTTTACCTACGGTAATTTTTCTAATCAGCTTGCTCATCGTAATTTATCTTTCCGTCATGGATGTTAATATTATCCGTGCCATATTCCTTTTTCAATTCTTCTTGCATGTTAGCAAGTTCGTTTTGAAACGACATTACATGCTCTAGAACTACTTGTTTTCTAGTTTCCAAACTACCAATCTCCATCTGTCCCCTATTAAGATTGTTAATTATATTTTGCATGTTGTTTAAATGCTCGTTACTGATTTTTGTAGGCTTTTCTACTTTTTTTGTTTTCTTTGTCATTTTATTTAATTTTAATTATTATACACTTTGACCATTTAAATAGTCGTAATTTTGTTTTCTTTGTGTTTCGTTTAATGCTATTCCATCATATATTAGAACGTCATAAAACCAACCGTTTTGATTTTCAGTATCATCTGCGGCACATCCTATATTAGATATTGTAAATGTATCGGTATCACTATGTGTTTCTGCAGAATCCCAATCTACATCATCCTGCTCATTATTCCAACCTCCAGCAGATGTACCACCATTTACATGAACGCTTAAGTTGCCTGAGTTTCTAGTAAACGTCACTATTTGCCTTTTAGTGGAATCGTTTAAAGATAACGCCGTTGCGCTTGTTTCGTCCCAAGCAAGGGCTCCAGTTCCACCGATTATTGATCTAAACTCTGTAGCATCAGCCGCTCTAAATAAATCAGTTCCACTGTTTCCTATAAAAGACCTAGAAACATTTAAATCTATAAGTCTAAATCTAATCATTACGGTAAAATCACCTGTAATTTCTATAGCTTCAGTCAAATCAAAAAACTTAGCGGTGTTAGCAAACTTTGGGGCCCCTTTATCTACCTCTGAATTTGAAGTGTCCCACCTAGGTTTGTCCGCTGATGTAGTTTGCACAGCATGATTGTCATTGCCTGATTGATCTTGCCATTGATTTATTTTATCGTTGTGACTCATAGTGACCACATTACCAGCGTCTGGTTCATCAGCAAATATAGCGGTATTAAATTTTAACCAAAGCGCTAAATTACCAAACGAAGATGGATCCACATAATCCTCTCCTAACACTGTTCCTCCTATTATTGTGTTTCCTAATCCTAACATATTAAGGTTGATTTGTTGAAAAGCCTGCGGTCCCATTTAAAGTACCGTGAGCTTGTGTTTTACTACTATCTAAGGCGTTACCTTCAAATTGGTAATAACCTATTAGATTTCCTGTTTGCGTGTACTTCCCATACGTTGTGGTAAGGTCTGTCATTACACCGTTATTATATATAGATGTTATAGCCGCCCCACTCAACTCAACATCCCAAATGGCTACTTGATCTATTTGGCCATCTACAAAAGCGCCAGTACCATCTTGATTGGCGCCTATATGAATATTGTTTATATCCCCAACCCATTCCGCTTGTCCAGAACTACCAGCGGTGTTGTTTATTAAACTTCCGTTTCTATATATTTTAACGCTATAAGCGCCGGAGTCTATAGAGTAAGTAGCGGTAAAATGTTGCCACCCAGTATAACCAACTCCACCAGGATCAAATATAGCTATTCTATTTGTACCACCAGCTGTTTTTAAAGTTGCTCTAAATTCTTGTTCGTGTTTATGGTAAAACAATTGCATTTGATTATCAGTGTCTGTGAATATTTTCACAATTTGTTGAGAGTTGTTTCCGTCGTTTTGAACGATATTTATCCAACAAGAAATACTAGTATAATTTTTGTTAATCTCTGCTTTTATTGATTCAGGTAAACTTACATAATCACTATTACCATCTAAATTAAGAGATTGATAACTACCAAATATACCACATTCAGTTGTGGGTTGTGATCCTAACCCTAAACCTATCATTACTTACCAAAGTAAGCTATAATACCACCAGTAGTTTGCGCGGCGTTTAAAGAAACAACTGTCCATCTACCATATATTGTAATACCTTTTGGAAAAATTATACCTGTATCTACAGCTTCACCGTTACCTCCAGTGTTACCATTAGTAATACCAAAATAAGTATTAGCGCTTTCAGTTCCACTATAAACTACAGAGTTGCTAGTGTCAGCAGTTAATACGTCAAATTTTGTATCATCTAACATAGTTATAGCTATAATAACCATGTCATCTGGCGGTGTTAAAGACTCAGCGTGATCATTATGCATGTGAGCGCTACCTAACTGTCCAAAGCCATATGCTACTTCTGTTGAATTTTGTCCCATTATTTTTTTACTTTTTCTAATGATCTACCACCAAAGTAGGCACCGATCACTGTTATTAATACTAATTGTAATAAGTCTACCCATGTGTCTTTAACTTCAAAAGCAATAACACCAGCATCAATAAAAATCATTAATACCGTTGATACTACTAGAAATATAAGAACCATAGGCCTTATGTTTTTTGATAACCAAGAGTCTGAATTCATATCCATACCCCATCTGTTTGAAACTTCTTTTTGCATTTGAGCTTCATAACTCATTATCATATCTTTTATTTTCTTTTCAGCTTCAAGCTTTTCTTCTTTAGAAGTGTGTAAGTTATCTATAACTCCACCTACACCTTTCACTAAATCAGTAGCTCCGCTTGAAAATATCTTTCCTAATATATTCATAATTTATTTTATTATTCCCAAGGCATTTTCTCCCAAGGAAAACTTTTATCTCCTTCTGGGAGCCAATTTCCCTCGTAGTTAATTGCGCCGTCTTGTCTTGCGTATGTTTTACCATTCCAAGTGACAGAGTTATCTGTATACTTAAGTTTACCAAGTTTCATGTCTGTTTGATGTACCATCTCGTGCATTATAACATGTCTTTCGTCTTGACTTCCTGGTTGCAAACTATGACTTATAAATATAGATCCATCATTGTTAGATTCACCTAAAATACCACCTCCTAAATCCTTACGTAATACAGGTGTGCCAGGAACAGAAGCGCTGTCTTTTTTAGAAAAAGATAACGGTGATTCAATTTGTCCCCTGTTAAGTATTGGTCCTTGTGATGATCCTAGTTTAAATCCCATAATTTGTATTATTTAATTTTTAGATACCATATCGACATCGATTTTATTATAATCAACACCGTAATATCCATTATCCATCATTTTAACAGCATCTTTTCTACCTAAATTCAATAAGTCTTGAGCCATTGTTCCAGACCATAATTTATTACTATTCTTGTAATTAAACGTATAAATAGGTATACCAGATTCTGAAGTACCAGTATGTGTTATGTTTTCTTTTAGTCTAGCGTCAGACCAGCTAATTCCGTAATCCTTTGCTAAACCTTTAAGACCTGCCTTGACACTTCCTCCTTTAAATCCATAATAAGCAGCTTTACCAATGTCCCAAGCCAACATAGCTTGTCCTAATACTGGTACTGCTCTAGAAGCTAATTTAGTACCTACTTTTAATCCTGTTTTAAGCCCTGCTTTTGTAGCTACTTTTTTGGTTGTGGTTTTTAGAGCTTTGACTGGTTTTGTTTTTCCTAATTTTTTATTAGCATACTTAGTAAGCGAACCTCCTGCCCAACCGTAAAAAGCTGCATCAGATGCTTTATCTCCAAGTTTCTTTCCTTTAAAATCTGGATTATATTTCTTCACAGACTCAAATGAAGGTCTACCACCACCTATAGGCTGTTTAGGCGCTCCAGATTTCTTTTTATATTTATCCATAAAGCTACTAAACTTTTGTTTTCCTTTAGACATTATTTGTTTACCATATTTAGCACCGAGAATTCCTCCAATAGGTCCTGCCATCATCATACCTGCAAGTCCCCCAGCAATTGACGGTCCAGACTTACTACTCTTTTTCCCAGTCATCATTTCTTTTTCGTGCTTTTTTGATATTGCTCTTTTTGCTAAAGCTTTAAGTTGTTTACCGGTTGCCTTACCCACTTTTCCAGCTGTAGTCTCGTGTCTTTTACCAACCCCATAAGCCTTGTTGATCTTATTTTGAATCACGTTGTATGCATCGCTTCCTTTTTTGTGCTTCTTTCTTTCAGAAATATATTTTCCTAAATTAGCATCCGCTTGTTTTGCTTCGGCATAAGTTCTCATTTTAACTGCTGAAGCTTCAGCATTTCTATGAGCTTGTGTGCCTTGTATTATTGATCTTTTTTGATTATAAGCCATAATTATCTGTTTTTATCTTTTATCATATCATCTATAGCTTTATTATAAACTTTATCTGTATATGATTTATTATTAAAAAATACACTTCTTTCTGATACTGGTAAATCTTCTTCACCTAAAAGCACCCTGTATATTCTACTTATTAATTGAGAACATTTGAATGAAGTTTTGAATATAGAGTATTTGATAGTTGTTCTATTACGTTGTCTCCAAACCTCTATCCAATTTTCTCTTCTTAGTTTTTCCCACCGGTTTTTATCCCAGCTCATGGTGTAAGTACCATCTATAAACTCTTGTCGTGTAAATCTTTCTTTACAATCTAAATAAATTAATAATTCTAAATCTGCGTCTGTTAATCCGTAAGTCTTACAAGCCCACTTTCGTGTGAGCCTGTAATACTTAAGGATATTCATTTCACGCAGATCTTGCGCGGTTAATCGCATTTATTACGATGCGTCAACTACTGCGATTGAAGCACAAGCTGTAATATTAGCATGTAAAAACTTAGAGTTTTCACTGTCAGCTACAACAATCATAGGAGCATTGATAGCGTTAGCGCTAGCTATTGCACCAGATATAGCTTCCATAACTTCTTTATGTTTACCAGTATCAATAGTAAGCACGGCGTGAGCACTATCTACACCAGATAAATCCTGCTCTTGATTAGAGTTAAAGTAAACTCTCATTGAAGTTGCAGATGCCATCTCCATATGAGACAACTGATCAGCAGGGAAACAAACTACTTCTTCAGTAGAAGCTGTCCCATCAGGAGCTGAAGCTGCGAAATACAAAAATTTTTTCATTGTTTTTTTGTTTTTAGTTAATAATTAGGTTAATTTTCGTTTTTGTGTTTTGGGGTTTAGGTTTAAGGTTTTGGTTAATCTATTAATACGACGTCCATTTGTTTTATAACGCCGTAAAATTTATCTTTATGTTGTATACCGTGGCCTGCGTGTTTATCGTAATAAACAACATCGTTTTCGTTTATTCCTTCTACAAGATTACCAACGGATATAACTTTTGCTTTTAAATATCTATTATCTTCGTTAATATCGTCTGTCAATATCAATCCACCTACCTTTTTAGGTTCCTCTTTTATAAGCTCAATTATTATATAATGATTAACTGCCTTCATTTATTCTAATATTTGAAATTACACAATCAGCGGATATAATAGTAGTTACAACAGAAACGGAATTTTTAAGTGCTTTTTTAGTTACAAGTACAGGATCTATAATACCAGCGTTTATCATATTAACACTTTCACCTGTTATAACGTTGACACCAATACCTTCTTTAACGTCTCTAGTGTCTACATCAAAATCTATTCCAGCGTTTTCTAATATAGTAACAAATGGAGCTTTTATTGAAGACATTAAAATTTCTTCACCAATAGAATCTGCTGATACCTTTTCTGAAGCATTTAATAATGCAACTCCTCCACCTGGAACAATACCTTCTTTTAAAGCGGCTTTTGTGGCATATATTGCGTCTTCTACTCTATCTTTCTTTTCTTTAAGTTCTACTTTAGAACTTGCTCCTACTTTTATAACACCTACAGATCCAGAAAGCATAGCTATTCTTTGTTCTAAGAACTTTTGAATAAAACCACTTTTTTCTTTATTATGCAGTTTTTTTACTTCTTTAATACGATCATCAACATCTGGAGTTATTTCCCCTAATGTTATAACAGTACTTTTATCATCTGTAACAGCTTTTTCTACCTCTCCAAGAATATCTAATGATATACCATCTAAATCATCACCTAACTCTTCGTTTATTACCTGGGCACCTGTTAAAATAGCTAAATCTTTTACCGTATCGTTTTTAGTAGGACCAAAACCAGGAGGGTCAATAATATTAATCTTTATATTACCTTTTACTTTATTCATTAAAAGAGCACTTTTAACTTGTTGGCTTACTGGAGCTACTATAAGTAAAGATCTGTTTTGCTTAATTACAAATTCTAGTACATTTTGGATTTTTCTGACGTTAGGTATTTCCGATTGCACTATTAAAATTAATGGATTGTCAAGCACTGCGCGTTGTTTATCTGTATCAGTAACAAAGTGCGGTGATGTCAATCCACAATCCATTTGCACTCCGTCTACTATTTCTACGTAGGTTTCGTCAGTTTCTGAGGTTTCCATCAAAACGACGCCGTCTTTACCAACTTTTTTATAAGCATCGGCAATAATAACACCTAATTCTTTATCATTATTACAACTAATAGAAGAAACGTTATCTAGCATATCTCCTTTTACGTCTATTTTTATGTTGTCAAGGTATTCGTTAACTTTTTTAAGTCCAGAGTTAATACCTTCTTTTATTTCTCTTATATTAAAACTAGTATTATGATTCATTACTTCTTTTAATAAAGATTCAGCAAGAACGGTAGCAGTTGTTGTACCGTCACCCGCTTCTTTTACTGTGTTTCTAGCCGCTTCCTTTATTAAGGTCGCCCCCATGTTTTCAACCGGGTCTAATAAGACAACAGATTCGGCTACTGTTACTCCGTCTTTTGTGATTACCGGTTTACCGCGTCCATCTTCGTATATGACGCATTTACCTGAAGCGCCCAGTGTGGACTTCACGGCTTGAGCTAGCTTGCTTACACCAGCTATAATTTTTGATTTAGCGTTATCGCCAAAGTTTAAATCCTTGACAATCTCGCTAGGTAGATTATATTCCATTTAATTTAATTTAATTTATTGCTTTCTACTTGAATGTTTTTATAACTTTAGGTCCTTTTATAGAATCTAACTTTTTAGAGAAATGATCGATGCTTCCGTCAATTGCTGTTTCTGCACCTTCTATAGTTTCTCTTCTTGTAACAGCATGCCACTCCTCATTATCTGGGTTTGAACATTCTGTTTGATAGAATCCATTAGGTAATTGGGTAATCCTCCAGTTTTTCTTTTCTGCAAGATGTTTCCATTGGTTAATAGTTTTTTCATTCGGTTTATTTGTGTCCGTGGTATACGAACTTTTGTAATACAAGTAAGTCATTTTGGTTTTATTTTATTGGTTAATATTACTTGGTTTAGGGTGTTTCCCTATAAATCTTGATTTTCGTGTTTTTTCATTTTTCTTTGATAGAATTCAGCTTGTCCACCCTCATCCCATGCTTTTTGCTTCTCAAGGTTTGCTTGTTTTTTAGCTTCTAATCTACTAGTATCTCTACCTTTAGCTTTTCTTTTCGCTATTCTTTGCTCAAGAGCTTCGTCTCTATCAACAAACCTACGATCTTTTCTACCTGTTCTTCTCTCTACGTTTGTAGCTGTTTTTGTTTTTCTTCGCTCTGCCTTTGCAGCTTTTACTTCATCAGAACCTCTTCCAAACTCTTTTCTAGCATCTTTAACTCTTTGTCTTGCTATTTGCCTATCAGTTTGCGTTGAACTTTTCGTTAGATCTTTATCAGCATCTAAAGCTGCTCCATATTCATCTCCACCTTCTCCTAAATTAGTTCTTCCAGTGAAATTATCTTCTGCATCTTTTACGATGTTTTTAGCATCTTCTCTTCCTTTCATTTCTAAATCAGTAACTGCGTCAGATTCTACTTCGTAAACCTTTTTAGATCCAAGAGCTGCGTTTATTGAATTTTGACGTCTTTTCCATTCGTTGTCTTCTCTTTTGTTCCAATTAGGGTTTTGAGCTTTCATTTCTTTTTCATAAGCTCTTTGATCTCTAGTTGTTTGATTTAAATCAAAACCTGATTCTTCACCTTGTCTTTGTGCTTCTCCCCAAGTTTTGTCTCCACCATAAGCTTTTTGAGGTTCTTTAGATATTCTCT